AGGCGCACGCACTCGCGGCCGACGACGAAGTTGAAGTGATTTCGGTGCGGAAATATACGCTCGAAGTGCCGCCGCTGGGTCCGCAGCCGGCCTACGGCATGACGGCACCGCCGCCTCCGCCGCCGCCGCCCGCACTCCCTCCCGGTCCCCCGGGAGCGCCCGGCGGGCCTCCTGGCGCGCCTCCTGGCCCGCCCGGGGCGCCCGCCGGTGCGCCGCCGCCTGGGATGCCGCCGATGCCGTCAGGACCGCCTGGGCCACCTCCTGGCCCTCCTGGCGCGCCGCCGCAGGGCATGTTGCCCGGCCTCGGGGGTGCTGGCGACATGCTCGCACCGCCGGCACCTCCGATGTTCTACGACCTCAAGATCAAGCGGGTGAAAAAGACCGGCGCGCTCAAGGTGCGCGGTGTCCCCTGCGAAAACATGATCGTGGCCCGGCGTGGCGTGTCGGTCGAGCGCACCAGCATGTTCGGCATGACCGAGGACAAGACCGTCGGCGACTTCATCGCCGAAGGCTGGGTCGACGACGCCGAAGATTTGGCCGACTGCGATCGCGACAGTGCGGGCGACGGCGACAACTGGGAGACCCAGGCGCGGCGGCCGCAAATCACGTCGGCCGACAGTTCAGCCGACGATCCGGCGGCCGACCCGTCGATGCGCCTCGTGAAGTTCGGCGAGCTCTACGTCACCGCCGATCGCGACGGCGACGGCATTCCGGAACTGATCCGCGTCATCACCGGCGGCACCAAGTACAAAATTCTCCACGAGGAAGGTGTCGACGACGTCCCCTTTGCGGCGCTTTGCCCATATCCCGAAGCGTTTACGTTTTTCGGCGAGAGCGTCACCGATCTGACCAAGGATATTCAGCGGATCAAGTCTCGCATTCTGCGCGATTGCCTGGACAGCTTGGCTCAGGCAGTGCAGCCGCAAATGGGCGTCGTCGAGGGCCAGGTGAACCTCGACGACGTCCTTAATTCCGATACTTCCAAGGTGGTGCGGATGCGGCAGGCCGGAATGGTCCAGCCGATCGTGATGCCGTTCGTCGGCAAGGAGGCTCTTCCGGTCCTCGACTTCATGACGCAAGTCCGTGAAAACCGCACTGGGCAGTCAGATGCAAGTGCCGGGCTTGATCCCGCGGTTCTGCAGAGCTCGACTGCATCGGCCGTTCACGCCACCCTGACCAAAGCCCAATCGCGCATCGAAATGGTGGCGCGCATCTTCGCCGAAACAGGTTTTACGCGGCTTTTCCGAGGCATGCTGCATGAAACGATCAAGCACATGGACACGCCGCGGACGGTATTGCTCTATGGCACGCCGGTGGTGGTCGATCCCCGTCAATGGGATGCGGAAATGTCGGTATGTCCTTACCCGATGTTTGGCCGCGGTTCGACGCAAGATCAGTTAGGCTACCTGACCCAGATCATCGCCAAGCAGGAGCAATTGCTTCAGGAACTTGGTTTCGACAATCCTTTTGTCACGCCGGATCAGTATTCCTACGCCCTGAAGAAAACCGTCGAGGTGGCCGGATGGCACGCAACCACGTGCTTTTTCAACGATCTTGAACAGATGGATGCGCCGACAAAGCAAGCGGCGTTGCAAAAACTATCTCAGGCAATGGCTGCGAAGGCGCAAGCGGGAGCGCCGCAAAAAACCGGACCCGATCCCGCTATCGAACAAGCCAAGCTCGCCAGCAACGAGAAAATCGAGAGCATGAAAATGCAACTCGAACAGATAAAAGAGCAAAATCAGATGGCGATTGAAACGATGAAAATTAAGTCTCAAATGCAGCTGCAGATTTTGCAGATGCACATGGATCATCAGCAATCGATGGATCAGGCGATGGTGGATGGTCATTCTGACCGCATCAACGCGATGATCGACGCCCACGTCACCCACGCCGGCAACATGATGAACGCCGCCGTGGCCCACCATGGGAACTTGTTGAACGCTGAGACTGCCCGACAAAAGCCAAACGGGAGCGCTAATTGACGCCGCAAGACTTCGACACCATCAAGCGTCTGGGGAATTACGCCGAGAATTTGCTTGTCGACGTGAATTTCAACGACGTCCTGAAGGGGATCAAGGAAGATGCAATACTTGGCTGGGTCAACGCTAAATCTCCTGACGACCGCGAGGGTTTTTGGCGCGATATGCAGGCGGTGGGTAAGATTTCAACTAAACTCAAAGAGCTCGTTGGAACTTACCATGCTGAATTGAGCAAGGTGGCAAAGCAGAAGCAACAGGAAGAGCGTGTGGCTCGCGAACGGGAGCGCATGAACCGTGGCTGACGATGCACCCCAACTCCCTCTGCCGCAGACTTATATCGACGCCATCAAGGGTTTTGAAGGCTTCACGCCTAAAGCCCAGTGGGACGTCAATAATCATCGCAATGGCTATGGCACCAATGCGCGTTATCCTGGCGAAACGATTGACCAAAATGAGGCGACCGCACGGCTCCATTCTGAGCTCGGCAAGGCCGCGGGCATGGTCGACGCCCAATTCCCAAACCTGCCGGAAGGCCAGCGCGCGGCGCTGACGTCACTGACATTCAATGCTGGGCCCGGATGGATGAAATCCGGCTTGGGTGCGGCCGTCGGCTCAGGCGACATGGATACCGCAAACCGGCTGTTCACCCAGTACAACAAATCGGCTGGCGAGGTGAACCCGGGGCTGGTCAATCGGCGCAATTCCGAAGTCACTTGGATGGGCGGCGCGACCCCAGGACCGGGATCAGCGCTGCCGGGCGCCCAGGCGATTGCTGCCGGGATCGGGGCGCCGGCCGTCGCCGGGCCGATGCCGGACGGCTCGACGCTGCAGGACACCCTCGATCCTGCCAAGCAGATTGCGGCCGCACAGAAGGCCCTGGGGGCTGAAAACGAGACCGTTGCCCAGAAGAATTCCAAGGCAATGTTGGCGCTGGGGCAACAGCTTATGACTGCGGGACAGGCTCCGAAGGCCAATTTCGCGCCGCTGCAGCAAGTGTCGACCGCACCGGTGCACCCGCTCCCCATTCAACTTCCGCCCGGCATCGGCAGGGGTTGATATCGTTGACATTTATTCACGTCGGGTGTAGCGCGGAAGGATTGCTTCACCCAGGATAGAGCATGGCTGACGACGACGATCCCATTTCCATGACCGACCTCGCCGGGCTCCTGGCCCCGCTTCCAAAAGAGGGCGATAACGAGGGGGATGGTGCGTCTGCAGCCAATGGACAAGCCGATCCACCTAGTGGGGGTGCGGACGACGACAATCCCGATCTTGCGGGAACCGGCGCCGACGAACCTGAGGCTGGCGAAGGCGAAGGTCAGGACGCCGACGAAACCGAAGAGCTAAGTACGGAACCGAGTTACACCGTCAAAATCGACGGCAAGGATCACTCGATAAGCCTGAAAGAAGCTCTCGCCGGATATCAGAGGCAGTCTGATTACACGCGTCGAACCCAGGAAGTCGCGGACGCCCGCCGGGCGATCGAGACTGAACAGGCTCAGACGCGGCAAGCACGCGACCAGTATTTGCAGTCACTCAATCTGATCCTTGAAAGGTTGGGTCCTGAAAATGGGGAATTGAACGCGGAGCAATGGAATACGCTTCGGCAGAGGGACCCGGTCACCTACGCGGCCGAATGGACCGACTACCAGAGGCGGGAAACCCAGCGCAACGCGGTCAAGTTGGAGCAAGCGCGCGTCAACGACGAGAGGCGTGGCGAGACCGTCAATCAGGTCCGTACGTTTGTCAACGGAGAGCGCGAGAAGCTGGTTAGAGCTATTCCGGTCCTCGCGGACCCGGAAAAGGGACCGGCCGAAATGAGGGCGATGCGGGAGTATGCCGCGAAAACCTTCAATTTCTCTGACGCGGAGCTCGATCAGGCTTACGACCATCGCATGCTTTTGATGCTCGACAAGGCTCGAAAGTGGGACGCCCACCAGACGTCCCTCGCCAAGGCCCGAGGCAAGATCGACAACGCTGTCCAAGTTTCAGCCCCCCAGGCCCGTCAACCCGTCAAGACCGGAAAGGTCGCTGCAAGGAAGGCCGCGCAGGATAAATTCAACAAGTCAGGTGGTACCGATTTCGATGCGGCGGCGCTGCTACTGATCGGCAACTAGCCTGATTTGATTGGCCTGCTAAACAGAAAGGGCTCATAGGCTGGACCGTGACGGTTCCTGCACAAACGGCGCTTACTTATTCGTTCAACATCATCCGCGAAGACCTTGAGGACTTCGTCTACAAGATCAGCCCACTCGAAACTCCGGGCATGCAGACGGTCGGTCGAAAAGGCGTCTTCAAGCAAACCTTCCATGAATGGCCGGTGGTCGAGCTCGCGGCCGCCAACGCGTCGAACGCCAAGATCGAAGGCGACGACACGCCCAACGATGCCCCCACCACCGCGTTCCGATTTGGCAATTACACCCAGATCATGACCAAAACCAAGGGCGTCTCGTCGACAGACGAAGCCGTCATCGGTGCGGGCAACATCAACAAGATGGCCAAACAGGTGCTGTACGGCACCCAGGAAATCAAACGCGACATGGAAGCGCGTCTGATGGGATCGGACATCCTGTTTGCCGTTCCCGGCACCGCGGGCACGGTGGCACGCCAGACCGCTTCGATCGCGGCCTTCATCAAGACCAACATCTCGCGTGGAGCGACCGGCGCGAACGGCGCGCTCTCCGGCGGCACCAACGGCTACCCCTCGACGGCGGCGACGCCAGGGACGGCGCGTTCGCTGACGGAGACGCTGTTCAAGGGCGTCATCCAGGCGGCGTGGACGCAAGGCGGCAATCCCCGCTACGCGTTTGTGTCGGGCACCCAGAAAACGGTGATCTCCGGCTTCAGCGGCAACGCGACGCGGTTCAAGAAAGCCGAAGATCGCAAGCTGATCGCCGCGATCGACGTCTATGAGAGCGACTTCGGCCAGCTGCAGATCGTGCCGGATCGCTTCATCGACATCACGCGGGTGCTGATCCTCGATCCTGGTTACGCCGAAGTCGGCTGGCTCAACGGCATGAAGAACCAGCCGCTGGCCAAGACCGGTCTGTCGGACCGCCGGCTCGTCTCGTGCGAGTGGGGCACCATCGTGGGCAACGAAAAAGCCCACGGCATGGTCTGCGACCTGACCTAAGCGAAAGCGGCTTCGGCCGCTTTTTCTCCCCCTTAATACGTCCCGGAATTCAGATTATGTCGAAGAAAAATCCTCCGTCGGACCCGGATTGGATGGACCATGACGGTCCGACTGCCGACGGCCCGCTCAATGACCCCAACGATCCCAACGCGCGGCCTGGGCTTCGCGCCGCGGCCGCACCGCGTGAAGCGCCGGCGACCGCACGGGTCAAGTGCATCGTCACCTTGCATCCATGGACGGACCAGAAATGGCTCGAGTTGGATGAGGAAGCTGACACCACGCCGGAGATCGCACAGGGCCTGATCGACAAGGGCTTCTGTGTTGCGGTGGACCCACCGCCTCCGTAATTGGCGGACTTGCTTTACCACGACGACTTTGCCGGCCTGACGCACACTTACGATCAGGTCGACAAAGACCGCTTCGTGATCAAGACCGGCGGCGATGTGCAGCCGGTGCTTGATGCCAACAAGCAGGACGCTAACCATGCGTCGAACTGGTCGCCGTCGCGCGACCTCAAACACGTCGCTCGCATTCCGCAGGAAATTTATATGATCTGGCTGCATTGCCACGGCGTCGATGCACTCAATCCGGATCATGCGCCAGCGGTGCGGAAGTTGCTGAACAGCAACGAATACCTCTATCTCCGCACCGGGGGCGGTCGGCTATGACAGCGGCGGTTTCAGGGATTTTGAGCTTCGATGATCTGGTCCAGCGCATTCAGGACTGGATTTTCGGGCGCGTCGATCTCGCAGCCCAGGCGCCGACCTTCATCCAATTGTTCGAAGCCAAGGCCAACCGCACGCTGTTCGTGCGGCAGATGGAAACGCGATCGGTCGCGACCTGTGATCCCAACTCCGCACAGCCGCAATATTTGAGCCTGCCATCGGGCTTTCAGACCATGCGTCGGGTGCGGTTGCTCAACGGCGCATCGCCGGACCAGCCCAAGCTGAAATTCCTGACTGGCCAGCAAATGGACGATAAGCGCGAGACCGTGCCGGGTCCCGGCGACCCGATCTGGTTCACGCTGTTCGGCGAGGACATGGAATTGCTGCCGACGCCGAATGCCGCCTCGCAGATCGAAATGATTTACCGGGTGAATATTCCGCCGCTGGGTCCCGCCCAGCAAACCAACTGGCTGCTTCAACAGGCGTGTGACGCGTATCTCTATGGCGCGCTGATGGAAGTCGCGCCGTACCTCCACGACGATGATCGCATTCCGGTGTGGTCGGCCGGCGTCCAGAAGGCGATCGACGATCTCAACGAGCTCAGCAATCAGGCGCTCTACAATGCCGGACCGCTGGTGATGCGCGGCCGCCGATCGGGATACAGCTGATGACCCAGCAACTCATTAACGTCGGCACCAATCCCAACGACGGCACTGGCGATCCGGCGCGCACGGCGTGGCAGAAATCGAACGCGAATTTCACCGAGCTCTACGGCTTAGCGATTACTTTCACGGGTCCTCCTGGCCCCGCTGGACCTCCCGGACCTACGGGCGCCCCTGGCCCAGCCGGCGCGCCCGGCGCGACGGGTGCGCCCGGCATCGGCATGTCCGTGCCGGCGGTCGATGTAACCAGCATCGCGATCGGTGCGGGCGTCTTGGGTGGGCTGACGGCCCCATTCCAGTATCAAAACGTCGGCGTCGGGTATCAAGCGCTTTCGGCGGCGATGACAATCACCGCCGACAACAACACAGCGTTGGGCGCCTTCGCGTTACAGAAAACGACCACCGGCGCGAACAATGTCGCCATGGGCGCCGGCACGTTGCAAAACAACACCGGCGGCGGTGGCAATATCGCCGTCGGTACCAATGCGCTCAATGCCAACACGACGGGAGGCGGAAACGTCGCGCTTGGTGGCCAAGCGATGCAGGCCAACACGACCGGTGTTTCGAACGTCGCGATTGGCAACCAAGCGCTTCTGCTCAACACGGATGGGGGGAACAACGTCGCAATTGGTGTGAGCACGCTTGCCGCCAATACCCATGGGTCAGAAAATATTGCCATCGGCAACGGCACTTTGAGCGCGAACACGAGCGCGATCGAGTGCACCGGCGTTGGCTCAGCCTGCCTCGCGGCGAACACCACCGGAAACTATAATACCGCGATCGGCGTCGGCGCGATGACCGATAACACGACGGGCCAGAACAACACGGCGGTCGGCACCAATTCGCTTTTCAACTCGCTGACGTCTAATTTTCACACTGCCCTCGGTGCTTATGCGCTTGGCAGCGGTGTGGTCGCTAACGATGAGAACACCGCCATTGGCGCAAGCGCCCTTAATGTCGCCACAGGCGGCTCTAACACCGCATTGGGCAGCGGTGCGCTTGCTCAGGTGACATCGGGGCAACTCAACATTGGTATCGGCCGCGGGTGCGGCGGCGGTCTTACGACCGGCAGTTTCAACACCATCATCGGCGGTGGGATCGCTGGTCTCCCGGCTGCCCTGGCCGGCGCCATCGTGATCGGCACCGGTGGGACGCCGGGCGTCAATCGCCTCGACTACAACATGACGAACGCCGGCTCCTGGACCTTCCTGGCGCCGTTCATCAGCAAGGGTTTCACCGTCGCCACTTTGCCGGCCGCCGGTCAGGTGGGGCGCCGCGCGCATGTCACCGACGCGACCGCACCGACTTTCCTGGGAACGCTGACGGGCGGCGGCGCGATCCGGTGTCCGGTGTTTGACAATGGCACCGCGTGGGTCGCGGCATGACGACGTGGGTCGAACAGCCAGAACCGGGATCGATGCGGGTTCAGTTCCGTGCTGACACGACGCTGATCACGGTTGACGAAAACGTCGACACTGCCGACGCGACGATGCACGACATTCCGCACCCGACGAAATGGGTGGTTCAAGACCTTGGCGTGTCCGCTTTCCTTGGGGTTTAAAAAATGAGCCTGACAGACGGCCATACGCCAAACCTGAATTTGACCCAGCCGGCTGACGGCGCGTCTGACGATACCTGGGGTCTCAAGACCAACTCCAATTGGAGCATCCTTGACGCGCTGTTTGGCGTCGGTGGCGCCAACACGGTGGTGAAGACCAACGCCGCGGGGAATGCCGCGGTGCAGGGCATCGATATTTCGACGCCGACGCCGCTCGCCCGGTTCATCAACTGGTTCACCGGCACCTCGCAGCGTTGGCAGATGGGCGCCAACGCGACGGCCGAAAGCGGCGCCAATTTCGGCAGTGATCTCGTCTTGTCGCGCTACGACGATCTCGGCAACGTCATCGACGTGCCGGTGACCATCACGCGTTCCACCGGCGTGGTGAAGTTCGCCCAGACGCCGACGGTGGGCGCCAACAAGATCATCAATGCCGGCGATCTGAGCGCTGTCGGTGCGTTCTATGAGCCTGTCGGCACCATTAAAATGTACGTCGGCACCGTCGATCCGCCGGCAGTCGCCACGCCGGTCGGCGACGGCATTCAACATTACATGCTGTGCGATGGCCGTTCGCTCGTCGGCACCGCGTTTCCGGCGCTGTTTGCGATCATCGGCACCCAGTACGGCGGATCGGCCGGCAATTTCAATCTGCCCAACACCGCAGAGCGCGTCATCGTCGGCAAGTCAACGACGCAAACCCTGATCCCGCAATATGACGCGCGGGCGATGGGAAATTCGTTCGGCGAAGGGCGGCATATCCAGCTGGGGACAGAGCTCGCGGCGCACGCACACACGATCACCGATCCCGGCCACGCACATGACGTTCACTACACCAATTCCAACAATAACCCCGCCACCGGCGCCGGTGCCATTGTCACGTCGATTGCGCCGGCTGGCGGCAACGTGACGACACAAACCGCGTCAAAAACCATTGGCATCGCGGCGACCGACAGTTTCGGTGCGGCCGCACCGATGAACGTGGTGCAGCCGTCCCTCGTTGCGCAGTTCATCATCCGAGTGATCTGATGGGTGATCCGATCCCGATCCAATTGCCGCCGGGAATGTTTCGCAACGGGACCCGTTACGAAGCGGCTGGGCGTCGGTACAACGGCAATCTGGTCCGGTGGGAAAATGGCCGCGTCAAGCCGATTATGGGCTGGCAGCAATTGCAGGCCGGCAAGCTGACGGGCCTCGCGCGCGGCGGCTTGGCGTTCACCGACGATCTCGGTTTCAAGCAGACCATCATCGGGACGAATTCCAACCTCTATCTGAGCCAGGGCGGCACCTTCGCCGACGTCACGCCGGCGGGCTTCATCGCCGGCCGCGCCGACAGCATCCTCGGTGCGGGCTACGGCGCCGGGCCTTATGGCCGCGGTAAGTACGGCAGGCGTCGCACCATCAACACGTTGTTGCTCGACGCCTCGACGTGGCAGATGGATACCTTCGGCTCGACTGCCGTCATGGTGTCGTCGAGCGACCACCGCCTGCTTCAGTTCGATCCCGCGACGGGCATCATCGCGCCGCTGACCAGCACCGACACGCCGCCGGCGACGGTGCCGACCGGTGTCGCGGTGTTCACCACCAACGAGGATTTCCTGCTTGTCATCGGTGCGGGCGGCGTCGGCCGGCGCATCCAATGGCCTGACGTCGGCACCACGTCGATCTGGCAGCCGACCGATCTCAATTCGGCCGGTGACATCAATCTGAACACCCAGGGCCTGGGCATGGCCGGCACCCGCGTCGGCCTGCAGAACCTCGTGTGGACCACCACCGACGCCCATCAGATCAATTATGTCGGCCAGCCGGCGATCTATGCCCCGATCCGGATCGGCACTGCCTGCGGCCTGATCGGTCCGCGCGCCTGGGCGGTGGCCGCCACCGGCACCGGTGCGGGTGAAGCCGCCTACTGGTGGAGCCAGGGCGGGTTCTTTCAGTACAACGGCGCCGTCACGCCATTGCCGTGCGAGGTGCAGGACTGGATTTTCCGAAACGTCAATTTCAATCAGGCGGCGAAAATCTATGCCTCGACGAACAGCCGTTTTCACGAGGTGATCTGGTTTTTCCCGTCGCTCAATTCGATCGAATGCGACAGCTACATCATCTACAATTACAAGGATAATCTTTGGTACTTCGGCCTCGGCTCGTCACTGGCCCGCACCACGTACCTCGATCTCGGGAGCAACCCGTTGCCGCTCGGCGTCGGTTCCGACGGCATGGTCTATCAGCACGAGACCGGATATCTCGCCAACGGCGTGACGCGTGTCGGTCAGATTTTCGTTGCCTCCGGTGCGGCTGAAATCGGCAACGGCGCCAGGGTGATTTATTCCAACATGATGCTGGTGGATGGCGACAATCTTCTCGACGCCACTGGCAAGAATGCGCTGACGATCTCGATCCGGCCGTCGATGGCGCCGCTGGCAACCACCGTCATCGGCCCCAACATCCCCCTTGCCCCCAACGCTGAAGGGTACACGCCGGTTCGGTTTTCCGGACGGCAAATCGTGCTGCGTTTCGACGCGGTGCTCGATCAGGACTGGTCGCTCGGAAAGATGCGCTTCATCGCGGTCGCGGGGAGCAAGCGCTAATGTCGCTCAAAGTCCCCGCACCGCAGCCGAATTGGTCGGTCGCCTACCAGATCAGGGTCAATCAGGCCCTGGAAAGCAACGACCTGAGCAATCGAAAGAAGGGCGCCGATATCGAGCTCCTGGCCGATCGGCTGATCCTGCGCTCACCCGACGGCGCGCGCTGGGCGATCACTGTCGACAACGCCGGCGTGGTGGGGGCGACCGCACTATGAACGCCGCCAACATGATCGCTCAGGAATGGACGCGCTGTCGGCATTGGATCGTCGATGCACTCGAATACGCGCCGACGCACACCATTGAGGACGTCGAGATCGGGCTTCTGACCGGGCTCTTCACGTTCTGGCCAGCGTCGAAATCCGCGGCGTTGACGGAAATCCATAACTATCCACGGGCCAGACATCTTCACGTCTTCCTGGCCGGCGGCGATCTCGACGAGCTCCGCGGGATGGTGCCGATGTGGCAAGCCCACGCCCTGGCGCTCGGCTGTTCCAAGGTGACCCTGTGCGGTCGCCGGGGTTGGGAGCGTGCGTTAAAACAGCAGGGTTGGAAGGCCAATCTTGTCTGCCTCAGCATTCCCGCTTTGGAGGCAATTCCATGAGTAAATCGCAACCCGTCACCCAGAGCTCGACGCAACAGACGTCGATCGATCCCTGGCTTTCGCAGGCTGCGCAAGGCGTCGCCGGACAGGTCGGGCAGCTGCCCGGCTATCAGGCTTACACCGGTGCGGGTCCAGCCGGGCTGACGCCTCAGCAGCTGCAGGCGCTGGGGCTGTCGTCGCAAAACGCCGGCCAGGGCCAGGGCATTGCGATGGGGGCGTATAACCCGCTCTCGGCGCTGACGGGTTTCAACGCACCCCAGGTCAATGCGGGGTCTCTGAATGATCAGGTGGCGGGCCTCATGTCGGCGTCCAGCCCGTACACCCAGAACCTGA